AAACCAACGTTTGTTACAACAGCACCACTTAGGTCATAACCATTAACTGTACCTAAAGCACGAATTTGTGTTTGTAGTGTAGCCGCTGTGTATGCGCCAACTGGATAAACAGCAACAGACATATTTGTTGTGTTTGCTGTAGGCTGAACTGCATAAATTGCAACTGTAGCTAATTGCTCGATAGAAACCATAACTTGTGCAACCATTTCGTCAACACCAAGTTGTGTTGTAGGAGCGGCGCCTAAGTCAAAACCGAAGAAGTCTAATGCTGGACCATATAAATTAGTAGTCGTGCCATCAGCCGCAGTATTTGGAGCTACTGGACCATTTTGTACGTCAATTGCGAATACCGGTTGTGCATCGCCGTGTGTTCTTGTAAAACCTGCCATAATGAATTTCCTTTAAAAAGTTTGAATCGTATAGATTCATACTATTATTTATGCCTGGTAACAAAAAAAGTCGGTTTTGGCTACTGTCTTCCAGCCAAATTCTGGCGACTAAAGCCCATTCTATCTACAAATTTAAGACCGTGACTAACAAAACCCTCTTGGGTTTGAGTACCGTCTTGTAAATAACCTTTGACAGGGGCTGTCATTGCGGCTTTATTAAGCTGATCCACAATGTTCATTTTAAGATTGTAAATAGCTACCCATATACTAAATGCACCAACTAGTCCTGCTTTATTGGCAGCTAAGTGCTGATTAATCTTCTCACGCATCTTATCAGTCATTGGTCTAGTCTGTACATAGTCCATAAACCCTGCTAGTAAATTATTTAAATCACCCGCTACAATACGTTTATTAATGTATACTGTAAATAACTGATTAAAAGTATTTCTAGCTTGAGGGGCAGTACTCATTAGTTGTTCAACTGCTTGACCGTGCTTTGCTATCTCTGATTGTGCTTTTTTCAGTAAACTTGAATTAACTTTCAATTTAGGTGTGATGGGCATCTTAGCAGGTAATATAGCTACATCACTATTATTCTTTAACTTGCCAATAGTTCCATCTAACGGCATTGCTTGGTCGGTAGTTAATGCATCGGGAGCAATGTATTGGTGTACAACGATACCAGAGTTCTTCCCTTTAAAGAACTGACCCAATTCGCTATTGGCATCTACAGTATATGTAATTCCATTAGGGTTAGCTTTGAATGTGTATAGCCCGTTCTTTTCTACTAATGGTTGTTTAAATAACAAGTCGCCCCAATAGTAACCTTTACTTCTGTCAGACTTCTCTAAGCCAGGCCATATCTGTGCAATCAGTTGATGTAGGTCCGATCTGTCAACACCTCGTTCTTGGTCATATTGTGCAAACTGTTCAGGACTGAATACCTGACGGCCACTACCATCTTTCTTATTGAACATATGCTTGTCTAATATAGTAAACTTCCCGTTGATATTACGACCAAATATCAATGCAGGATAGCCGTCCCATTTGATTGTGACTTTTTCGGGTTTAGCTACGGTATCAGCCATTGCTTGAACAGCTTGGTTGGCACCTTGTACACCACGCAAGAATATTAAATCTTCCGGGTGATCTAAATGCCCCTTATCCTCTGTGATTACAGTGTTAAGACTAGTAATCTTATCGTAAAGTTCTCGTAATTGTTCAATCATTTAGTATTTATAATATTTTTGCTTTTATGGTGTCATAATATGGGAAGTCGCTCAATTTTTTAAATGAAGCTTTAACTATAGTACCCAATTCCCATACTCCCCACCATCTGGGATTTTCATAATCATAACCAAATTCTTCTGCATTATTATCTATACACCATTTTTTATAATCTTCAAAATTAAGAACCATATCAGATTTAAAGTTTAAAAATATACTAGGGTGTATATTCCTTTGTGGCTGAACCATTTTTCTTTGCAGTGTTTCAACATCATTTTGTTGGAAGATATGCCCCATATTCTTTCCGGTTTCACAATAATCCAGATACAATCTGTCTCTCTTATAACCAAACGTAGCTTCTTGTAGCATTCTATATTTTAATGGTGCAATTTTTAAATCTGGATCTCCTACCGGAGCACCAAATGATGCTGTAAGCCATTCACCACCGTGCAACGTACCTTCAAGCTTATGTATTAATTTGTTAAGTTGTGCAAAATCATCTACTACTTCGGCTAATGTTTCACATTTTTCTAAGTCAGGATCATTTACTCGTTGACGTTGTCCTAATCTTTCGACACATTCGTGTAAATCAAATAATTTTTTTAAAGTTATGTCACTCGTAATATCTACATCAATTTTTATATCATATGTAGAATTGTTTATCTTATCCACATATACTTTTAATTCTAAAAAACTATTTACAATATCTAATTTATCACGACTTATGCTAGTATTATTATGTGTGGATGTGCCATGGCCCTGTTTTATTAAATCTACAAATACAGATGTTGTTTCATTATCGTTTAACTCCACCACTACCCATCCGGTAGATTTACCCTCTTTAGAGAATGTAATGATCATTTTTGAAGCCACAATATTCCTATACTTTTACAAAGTATTTATATAGTTACAATTGTCGATAAATTAAATTATGGATAAATCAAACAGTTGTTTGATAGAGGTCAACTATTCAATGTCTCTGTTTTTCTTTAGAGATTTAGAAAACTTTGCTTGATCCTTGCTCTTTATAGCTCCTAACAGTTTACGCTCTAAAATAGCGGCTTGTTCAGGACTATAGTTACGATTAATCATCTCTATTAGATTGATAGCACTTGTGATAATATTGTGGCCACGACTCTCAATAATGTGAGTCGTGTCCCTATTATTACCAATAGCTTCTAATTCCTCTAGTAGACTGCGAGTTTGTTTTTGCATATTAGTTTCCTAATAGTATTTATCTACGTTTAGGATTTATTTCTTAAACCATTCAACATTGATTTGAGCTTAGAACCCTGTACATCCGCTATAATACGCTTGTTTTCCGGCTCTAATATCTCTCCTGTAGCCTGGTCTATGATAGGCGAGGTTGATTGTAAAGTACTTTGAGGCTTTAATTGGCTCATAATATCATTAGCACTGGGCTTAGGAGTATAACTATTCTGATTGTCAGGGTCGCTATCACTAATACGCATAGTTTCAATATCATAGTCTAAGTCAATCTTTTGACCTACACCCGTTGAACTACGTGACTTCATACATTGAATCTGATACTTTCCACGTTCACGCATACTACGACTTGTAAAGATACCGAACACATTATCTGCTGTATTAATCTTACTGATACCACCAGCAATGTGACTGTGGTCAAACTCAATCTCATCAACAGCACTACGATTTAACTGACTTGCAGTAACCATCAATATGCCCATCTCTTTTGCTAAGTTGCGTAGTTCTTCTGCCACATACTTGTCTTTGATGAACTGGTCGTTAGGATTAACTTTAACACTGACAGGCATAACCAAGTCTAAGTAGTCAACCATCACAAAGTCAATTTTAATACCTGTTTGAATCTGTACTTCTTTCAAATAAGCACGGATATCATTGACATTACTTTGTGCAGGTAAACCCTTAACACGATATTGTCCTGACTTTTTACCAATCATCTTTACTTTAAGACTAGTAGTATCAATATCTTTACGAATCGCTTTTGTACCCATCATAGTCAACATAGCATCTGTTCTTAATGATGTTAGTTCTTCACTCAGTTCTAATGTAATGTACACTCCGCTCATTCCCTGTTGCAACCAGTTCAATGCAATATTCATCATAACCAAACTCTTACCTGAACCACTGCCACCTGCAAAGATGTTAAGTTCACCACGACTGAATCCACCATACAAGATACGATCCATTTGTGGCCAGCCTGTACTTACTTGACCACCACTGTTAAAGTATTTGTTGATACGTGCCGCAGGGTCATAGAAGTAATCAGTTCCCATATCTTTTTGCAAACTGATTTGTACTGCGTCTTTGATTAGTTTTTCAACTGGACCAAAGTCATCCTTCTCAAGTAAGTCGGCCGCTTTGAGAATAGCTCGTTCTAACTCTTGTCGTTTAGTAAAGGCTTCAAACTCATCTAAGAACCAATCAAATTGATTAGGACTAAAGTTAGCAATGATATCAATATCTTGCCCAGTAATAGCTTTAATCTGTGTTGGGTCGGGCAAAATACTATATTTTGTAGTATGTTCTTTGTATAGATTTACGATAGGTCTCAATGACCTATCAAAATTCTCACTATTTAAAATGTTCATAACTCTAGTGTAGAGTTCAGCCTCAGTAATCATAACACGCAAAAATATCTTTTGCATCTCAATACCGTAATCTTTTTTATTTTCGTAATCTTTTTTCAATTTTCTTCCTCTGTAGTTCTATTTTGATTTTACTAGTTGTCGCACTACTCAATATACTGAGCAATGTAGGCAACTTACCATACTTAACTACCGCGTCATTTACATCTTTAACATCGTCATCCCACTCAGGAATACTTATACTATAACCTAGCTCCAATGCTCTATCACACGTTTCTAAACCTGTACTATCTCTATCGGGAATAAAGATAATACGTTTATTAAGTTGTGCTAGAATCTGTGCTTGGTCATCGTTGATTGTATTATGTGTTAACGCACAAGCATTTAAACTTAATGCATCAAAAATACCTTCAACTAACAAACATACTTCCCAATCGGGTTTCTGAAAGTCATAACCAAATACATAGCCAGGTTGTTGCTCGTTAATATACTTTGGGATTTTGTTATCTAAGAATCTACTTGTATGCCCTACAATCTTATTGTTATAAGTATAGGGTATAATGATTCTGTTTGACTGTCTGCCAGTGTCATTAGGTGTAACTAAGAACGGGTAGTCATTATAATTTATCGACCTCGCAGACAGATAATCAACGTATACTTTGTGCAATGTGTTATTAATATCGATTAACTCACCTTCAGGCAATGTATGTTCTTTAAACTTTATTTTTGATTTTTGTTTTTT